CAATGGAAATGCAAGGAATTTGGTATGGTGAAAATGATGACGCTTTCTTTAAGTCAGCTGATGTAAACCCATGTCGTACTTTAAGGAAACCATTTTACCCACCTACTGATATAGAATATATAAGTAATAAAGATAAAAGAAAAAAATCATCCCTACCTAAGCAAGACGGAGAGATTAGGATTTTAGGGGTGGATATAGCTGTTGCAAGTGGTAAAGCAAACGATAACTCGGTATTTGCTTTACTTAGAATACTTCCAAATGGAGGAGAGTATCAAAGACAGCTAGTTCACATGGAAACATATAACGGTATGAAGCCCGAAGATCAAGCAATAAGAATAAAGCAATTATTTGAAGATTTTGAGGGAGATTATATTGCACTAGACCGTTCAGGTGTTGGTGCGTCTGTATGGAATGAGTTACAAAAAGCTAATTATGATGTAGTAAGAGATAAAGAATATCCTTCTTATACAGCAATAAATGAAGATAATACAGTAGATAAAATATCATCAAGAGGAGCTTTACCTGTTGTATATACTATTGCCAATCCGTCAGCAACATTCAACTCAAATGTTGCCACAGAATTATTAGGAGCATTTTTAAGTAAGAAATTAAGATTATTAATTAGTGATATAGAGGTTCGTAATGAGCTTATAGGAACTAATGATTTTTCAAGGAAATCTCCTGCGGAACAGGCTTATATTCTTAGACCCTACACTCAGACAACAGCATTAGTTAATGAGCTTATTAACTTAGAATATCAAATAGTATCTTCAAACGTAAGGATTAGTGAAAAGGGTAGTGCTAGAAAAGATAGATATTCGGCATTATCATATTGTAACTACTACGCTCATTTAATAGAGCAAGAAGAAAATAAGAAAAGAAAACTTGGAAATGATGAAGTGTTTGCACTTTGGTAATATAGGAGGGAAGGAGGAATATTATGAAGGAAGGATTTAATATAAGTGAAGAAACTTATGTAAAAAATCAAATTGACGCAATTAAAGGAATGGTTGTTGGTGATACTAATGTATATACTAATTTAAATGGTATAACTTTTTTAAATAAAGATATGCAAAGACCAAGAACTTTCACTAGAGAAAACATAAGAAGAGCATTAGCTAATCCTTATGAGAATATATCTACATTGCAACAAGTAAGTTCTATACTAAAGTCTTCTAATGGTATATATGCTAAGATGTTAATATATAACTCTACTATGCTAACTAACAATCATATGATAACGCCTACAAGTAGTGGAAGTGCAACAACTAAAGAAAAGATGTTGAAAACTTATGAAGATGTTAGTAACTTTGTTAATAAATATAATATTAAAAAGACAGCTTGTTGGATTTATGAAAGAGTATTAGAACAAGGAGAGCTATACACTTATAAAATTGAAGGTAAAAATCAGCATATTATTCAAGAATTTCCTGCCCAACTTTGTAAGATTACAGCAATAGAAGATAATGTTAAAAGATTTGCTATAAATTTAAGTGGTATAAGTAATGAGGCTATAATTTATATGCCAACTGAGATACAAAATGCTTATAACTTGTTTAAATCTAATAAGTTATCAAAAGATAAGTTAATAGATAATTCATATTATCAGGTATCAAATAAAGGAACAGCTTTTACCTTAGAAAAACAACAAAGCAAAGGTGTGCCTTTTTATTGTTCATTATTTGATGATTTAATGGAACTTGAAGATATGAAGGATTTAAAAAGTAACAATGTTGTTATAGAAAGTACAAAATTAATCCACCAAAAATTACCTATTGATGATGAAACAGGTAAGGTACTTATGGATATGAGTGTTGCTAAAACTTATCATAATGCAACTAAGGCAAATATGCCAAAAGGTACGGCAATAACAACAAATCCATTGGAGTTAAAAACACTATCTTTATCAGATAGCTCTACTAAGCTAGACAATGATATATACCAAGCTATGGAAAATGCTTTTGATACAGCTGGTATAAATAGTGAAATTTTTAATGGTAAGAAAAACTCAAATATGGCTATTACTAGTGGTTTGGTGGTGGATAGCTTACTTCCAAAAAGACTACAAATGATGGTAGAGGATTGGATGAATTTTGAGTTAAGTAATTATAAGAAAAACGGTATTATATGGAAATTTAAGTTTATAGATTCTACTCACTTTGACAGAGAGGAAAGAAGTTCAAAGGCTAGAGAAAATATGGCTTTTGGAGGAAGTAGATTTGAATTTTTAGCATGTCAAGGATATGACCCATTAGAAGGTATAAATTTATTAAAAGCAGAACAGCTTTTAGGACTTGATGATATTATGATACCACAAGCTACTTCTCATACACTAAGTTCTGATAAAGATAATGGTAGACCTGAAACTACAACTGATGAAGGTTCAGGAATATCTACTGAGGCTGAGGAGGAGTAATATGTTTTTATATGCTTTAAATGAAGAAGATAGAAAGTTCCTTATAGCTAAAGGTTATGAGGAACTTTTTTCTTGTAGAATAAATGGAAATATAGCTTACGCATTTGATAACAACCAACCAAATACATATGCTACTTTCACAAAGGAAGATAAGAAGAAATTTCTTATTAGTGATGTAGCAATGTTTATTTAAGGAGGTTATATAAATGAAGTTTACTAGACTTGATAGTTGTATACAAAGTTTTGCAGAAGTTGATAATGACAACTTACTAAAAGTAAAGCTATCTATACAACATGACGGAGCTAATAAAAATGGTACTAAGTTTTCTCTTAATAACATAAAGAAAGCTGAAAGTACACTAAGAAATATACCTATTCTTGCCTACATTAAAAGGGATGAAAACGGTGTAGCTCAGGATTTTGACGAGCATAATATGATACAAAAAGTAGTAGAAACTGATGAAGGATATGATTTAGTTACTACTTACTTAGAAAGACCTATTGGGGTAATACCTAGTGAAACAGAAATAACATATGAAGAATTAGACGGTAGAACTTATCTTTGTGCAACAGGATATATATGGAAGAGGTATGCTAATGAAGGTTTTGATATATTAATGCAAAGTAATCAAAAAGGTACTTCTATGGAAATAGAAATATATGAAGGTAAAAAAGATAAGATAGACGGACTATATGATATTACTGATTATAGTTTTTTAGGTGTTACATGCTTAGGTGATGATGTTGAATCAGGTATGTATGATACAACTATTACAAAGTATACCGCAAGTAAATCTTATAAAAGAGAGCTTGAAGATATTTATAAAGAAATTTTCACTTTAGAAAATAGAAAGGAGGGTACTATGACTGAGGAAGTTAAAGAAGTTGTTGAAACTACAGAAGATGTAACTGTTGAAGAAGAGGTTGTAGTTGTTGAAACCACAGAAGAAATAGTAGAAGAAGTTGTAGCTACTGAAACAGTAGAAGAAACTACTTACCAAGAAGAAGTACAGGAAGAAGTTAAAGAACCTGTAACAGAAGAAGTTCAAGAAGAAGTAGTAGAGCCTACGGTAGAAGAGGTAGAAATAACAGAAGAAGTATCTACTGTTGAAGTTACAGAAGAAGAAGTAGTAGAAGAAACTACAGAAGAGGTAGTAGAACATTCTATAGAAGAATTATTTGAAAAATTAGGAAATAAAGAAATGGAAGTTAATTCTTTAATGGAAAAATTATCTTCTTTAGAAGATGAATTAAATTCTCTAAGAGAATATAAGTTAGTCAAAGAAAAAGAAGAGCTAGTTGTTAAGGTTGATACCATAGCAGAAAGGTTCACTACTTTAGACCAAGAAGAAATAGAATTAGTTAAAACTAGAGTTTTAAACGAAGAAATAACTACTGAGGAATTTGAAAAGGAGCTTTATTATTTAGTTGGTATAAAAGCATTAGAAACAAAAGTTAATTATGCTGCTACTGAAATTAATAGCTCTACTAGAATGATACCTATAGTAGAAGAGAAAAAAATAATAGATGAATATGGTGGATTATTAAAGAAGCATAACTTAGTATAGGACTAATTATACTTCTTTTTTATATTAAAAAAATGAATTAGATACATAGGGAGGATATATATATGTACGCAATATTAAACGCAGATAAAATAAAGCCACATCAGGCTGACGTAGTTACAGCTAGAAATGGTGAAGACGCTTTAGAAAATGGAGCATTTGTAGCTCTAGGAGAATTAGAAAATACAGGATTAGGAAGAGATACTTACATGATAGGTAAGTTAGCTGCTGATACTGTTCAGTGGGGAATGGTTGACTGTGTAGCTTTAATGTATGATGAAACTAAAGATGAAAGAGATTTTATATTAGGTGCTGGTGAAATAGCAAGAGTTAGAAGATTCCCAGCTGGTGGAGCTATGACAATAGCTAAAAAGCATATAGCAGAAGAAGTTGTTGCTGGTAACTTACTAGGACTTAAAGAAGGTACTTATCAATTAACAAAAGTTGAAACTAAAGCTGACGCTGTAGCTATGGTTTTAGAAGTTTGTGATTTCAATGGACAACCTTCATACTACATAGAATTTATATAAGATTATATAACTAAAAATCATACCTAAAATAAGGGTTAAAATTAAAAAAACAATTTTCGGAGGATATAAAAATGGCATTAGCAAAATTAACTGATTTACAAAAACTTGCTATGGATTGCTACGAAGGTAAGGTTAAAAACTACACTAACGGTAATCCTGAAGACGCATTAAGAAGTGAGATAGTAGAAAAAGTTGGAGGAGAGTGGAATTACTACAACTTCCAAAAAAATAAATGGGATGTATATGCTTTAATAGGAGAAATGATAAGTGTAAATGTTTCAAGATTATCAGCTGAAACTTTCGCAGATTTCTGTGAAGTTAAAGATTTCGCTTTAGGTGATAAAGTTGAATTTATGGTAAAAAATACTGATTTATTCAAAGTAGCTAATATAGCTGACGGAATAAACTCTACTCGTAGACAAAGATTAATGGGTAAAAAAATACCTACTACAGCTTACAAAATGGCAATAGCTATATATGAAGAATTAGATAGATTCCTTGCTGGAAGAATAGATTGGAGAGCTATGGTTGATAACGTATCAGTTTCTTTCAACCAAGAAATAGCTAACCAAATAGCAAGAGCTATGGAAGGTGCTTACGAGCAATTAAACTCTAACTTCGTAAAATCAGGAACTTATTCTGATAAAGAATTACAAACTTTAGTAGCAAAAGTTGAAGCTGCTACAGGACAAAAAGTTGCAATATACGGAACAGCAGAAGCATTAGCAAACGTTGAAGGTGCTGGGGCTTTAATAGACGCAGAAGATAACAGAAACTATGGTTATGTTCAATTATTCAATGGAACAAGAATGATAAAAATAAACAACGTATATGATGAAATAAACGATAAGTGGGCATTAAGAAATGACGTATTATATGTTATACCTGCTGGTGAAAAGATAATACGTTTAGGATTTGAAGGGGATGTAACTATATTAGAAGATACTACAGGAACTTCAAGGGATGACCAACAAATAGAAATGTTATTAATGAGAAAAATGCACTTAGGAGTATTATCTACAGCTAAGTTCGGTTTCTTTGAAATGAAATAATAAAACTCATTAATGCTTTTTATTGAAGAAAACATAATAAAGAGGATTATATAATCCTCTTTATTTAATTTTAAATTTGAGGAGGAATTGATTATGGCTGAAATAAAAGAAGTAAAGAAAGCTACTAAAAAAGCAGCTAAACCTAAAAATGTTGAAGAAGTAAAAGTAGAAGAAGTTGTTGAAAGAAAAACTTATAGACAACTTAGAAATGAATTAAGAACTTTAAAAGACCACATAGAAGTTGAAATAGTAAACTTAAATGCTGGTGAAACTTACTATAGAGATAGGGACGGTAGAGAAGTATTTAGATTATCTAAGCCGTCAGATAAAGAGTATATATCATTAGCGGACGCATATGATATGGCTAATAGACACTCAGGGTATTTTTCAGACCATATAATAGCTATAACTGATGTTATTAGTGATGAATATGATTTAGAAGATATATTAGAGTATTTAAATTTAAAAGAAGTATATAATGAAATTGAAAGATATGATACTGATTATATAGACCACATATTAAATAAACTTGATATAAATAAGTTTGAAAGAATAGTTGAAAGCTGTGATGAAAAGTTAGTGAATAGCTTATCTGCAAGAGCTGTCAAACTGTATAGAGAAAGAAAATTTGACTCTAGGTTAAAAGAGGAGATTCTTGCTAAGAGATTAAATAGAGATTCTCTATTTATGTAATCAGTTGAATTAATATATATTGGTGGTTTATATCACCTGTTTTATGAGGAGGTTTTTATATGGCTACTCATGTAGATGAAATATTCAGTAGATTTTTAAGTCAAATAGAAGATGAAAGTTTACTGGAAATTGATGA